TTCTTTATTCTGGGATGAAAGTGAAGACAAATGGACTGTAACAAACACCTCTGGAACATACCAAATACTTCAATCAATTGGTGGTACGACATTTAAAGTTGATTTAGATGCTACAGAAAGTTCTGTAAGCAAAGCCACAAATACATATACTGTAACACATAATTTAGGCACAAAAGATGTAATTATTCAAGTTATGGATATATCTGGAGGAACGCCCACATACGAAACAGTATTTACAGAAAATCAAAGACCTACTACGAACACAGTAACAATAGCATTCGCAAATACCGTAACAGACGGCGATTACAGAGTGCTTATTAGTCAAGTATAATAAATTTAATATAATATGCCAGAACAAAAGTTTTTAACTAACATAGAGCTTGATGGCGATCTAATAGATATTAATGGTAATCCAGGAACATCTGGACAAATTTTATCATCTTTAGGGTCAGGAAATGGCGTTGACTGGATTGACAACAGTTCAACCGCTACTTCTGCAGAGAAGGTATCACTTGAAGTAAGATTTGAAGAAGCTGTTAGTAAAGGTGATCCAGTGTATGTAAGTGGTTTCCACGGAAGTAACGGTCCTGTTAAAGTTTCTAAAGCAAGATCTGATGACTCCGATAAAATGCCCGCTTTTGGTTTAGCAGACGATAATTATTCTCAAAATTCTACTGGTCACGCTGTTAGTCTTGGTAATCTAGACGACATAGACACGAGCAGTTATTCTATAGGCGACACTCTTTACGTAGCGCCAACTGGAGGGCTTACTAGTACTAAACCCACAGGTGTAAACAAAATACAAAACGTCGGAACTGTATCCCGGTCTAGTCAAAATAATGGCTCTATAGAAGTCACAGCTACTGGTAGATCAAACGACGTGCCAACCCCATTATATATAGACCACGATAACCAACGTGTAGGTATTGGAATAGAAAGCCCTACTACTAAACTTGTTGTAAGTGAGGCTAGATCAGGTAGCACTGCCGCTGATCAAACTAAATATACTTTAGTTTCAAGATCTACAATATCTTCAGGAACACCGGGAACAGGCGGTATAAAAGTTGTTTATGACGATGGAACAAACGAACACGGATTTGGTTTAGTTTCTGGAAGTTCTTCGGCTGATTTCCTTACTACAGGGCCAATGCACTTCTATACTAACTCTGATTTAAACACACAAAGTGCTACTGGCCTTGCAATGGTTCTTGACACTAGCCAAAGATTGGGAATTGGAACAACAAGCCCTTCACAAAAATTAGAAGTTGTTGGAGCGGCGAAACTTCATGGTAATTTAATTTTTGATGATTCTTATAATGTAGTTGGCGGGGACGCCCTTGAGCTTCAAACAGGTGGTTCTACAAAAATAGTTATAGATAGCTCTGATGGCGGGATATTAATGGACAACGGATCAGGCGGTTTAGAGTCAGATACTTTTAAAACTAATTTTGACGATAATATTTTTACAGGTAATGTTAGTATTTCTGGCAATGTCGGAATCGGAACGACTTCACCGAGTGAAAAACTCCATGTTGTTGGCTCGGCTCTTATTGAGGGCTCAAGTACCGAATTAAAAGTAAGAGGATCCGGAGCCTACGACACGGCTAATATTGTTATGGGTAACTCTGCTCATGATAGTTTTTCAATAGATACTAGAAACGATCCAGGCGATAATAAAACAACCCTCAGTTTTGATTCTTATCAAACAACGGGTACATCAACAATAACGCTTGGTGATAATTATATAAATTTTGGTACAGCTGCAAGTAATAGAATGAGTATTAGTTCCACAGGCAACGTCGGAATCGGAACGACTTCGCCGGATTATAAACTTGAAGTTAATGGAACTTTAGGTTTGACCGGATATATTTTTCATGTTGGCGATAGTAATTCATATTTTGGTTTTCCTTCAAATGATACGATAATAGCTGCAACCGCCGGTTCAGAACGTATGCGCATCGATTCAAGCGGCGATGTTGGAATCGGAACAGATTCGCCAAGAACTAAATTAGATATAAATGGCCCTTTAGCAGTTATTGGGGGTACATTTACGAGTGGTGATTCTAGCGCTGATTCTAGCTCTAGCGCTGGTATAGTTTTAAGAAGGGGTAAAAAAATATTTTCTGGAATACCAAATGGCGGTAACGAAGATTTTTACTTAAGAAATTTAATAGAACAAGATACCGGCAATAATATTAATATTGGGCAAACCGGAACAAGTCTTATAGGTGATATAAGTTTGAGCACAGGAACTTCTGGAAATGTAATATTTAGAACTACGGGCTCTGAAAGCGTACGGATTAATTCAAGCGGAAACGTAGGAATCGGAACGACTAGCCCTGATCGTTTATTAGATGTAGATGGCAACACTGGAATTAAAGTACAAAATTCGGGTGATGTGATATTTGAGGCCGATCCAACCGCGGGTACTTTTCAACTAGGAGATGTAGGCGGCGTTGGAGGCACAGCATATATAGCTGGTGATAACACAAATATTGATTTTTTTGGAGACGGTGATGTTCGTTTTCAAAACGATGGCAATGTAGGAATCGGAACGTCAAGTCCTGACAGATCATTAGTAATAAACCACGCAAGTGACACCCGCGTAAAACTACAAGTCAATGGAACTGATACGGCGCAAATTCAAACATTGGCAAATCAAGCAAGGTATCATGCGCTTGGCTCATCAGCTTCATTGCAACTTTGGACGAACGGCGCTGAACGTGCAAGAATTGACACAAGCGGGGACATGGGAATTGGAACGACGAGTCCTGACGAAAAGCTGCACGTTAATGGAAATACAAGAATAACTAGTAGGTTATACAATACACAACACACAAGTTCTTCTTTATCTGCCAACAATTGGTATAGAATAATAGAAATAACAGGATCATCTGGAAGAGGTAAATGTGAGTTTTCAATAGGCGGAAGCGGTGGCAGCGGAACGCCGTCTCTTGTAAAAGCCACGGTTAATACAGCGTGGTCAAATGCAAACTCTACAATAAAGGTAGACTTTAATAGTAAAAGTAGCGCGTTTACTGAATTTAGAGTTGTTAGGAACTCAAGCTCCAATAAGTCTTTTGTAGATGTTAAGGTTGGGGCAGCTGAAGATAGTGTATTACTTCAAGTTTATCCAATAGCATGGGCCGATGCGTATGCTGTAGACTTTACACAGGTTACAACCTTACCAAGTGGCGATAGTGTTGAAACAAGTGTTCCTTTAACAAATACCGCTTTTGCATTAGCTAATAATAACGGCAGTGATGTAGACCCTGTATTTAAAGTAGACCACGATTCTAAAGCCTATGCTGAAGAGTTTATAGGCCAAAGAGTTATTGTTAACGGAAATGCTTATCATGGCACTGCAAACACTGTGTTTGCTTTATATACTACTGCAGTAGGTATGACTTCTAGCACAAGTAATAGCAGGCATTACCCTTATGCAGCTATAATAATGCCGTTTAATGGAGTTGTTGAAAAAGTAATTATAAAAAACATACAGTATTCTAGTTACACGTCAGGGCCATCCGCATCTGGAACGGCTAGAATACAATTAAATCAATATGATAGCACATATGCCCCTATGGATTACAGCTCAGGAAATGTTTCTTTCACAGCAGCTGCTAACGTTTCAATGACATTTAGCCCAAATGAGTCCTATAATGAAGGAACGCATTTTAGGGTGTTTTTTAATTCTTCAGCGGTATGGAGATATATAAGTTACCAAATTATATTAAAACAAACTAGTTAATAAATAAAAAAATGGCAAATACATATGCTTGGACAATAAACAAACTTGATGTCCGTCCAACTCAAGATTCACTTTCAGATGTAGTATATAATATACACTGGACTTATACAGCTACGTCAGATCAATTAGATTCAGATGGCAACGCTTACACGGCAGAGGCTATCGGAATGTCTTCTGTAGCAGCGCCAGATCCTGATGATTTTACAGCTTTTGCTGATTTAACACAATCACAAGTAGAAGGGTGGCTAACTGCAGATGGTAGTTTATCAAACATAGGAGATCACGTAGATTCTATGATTGAAGAAAAAATAACACCTACAAGTGAGGCTAAAGACGTGCCTTGGTAAAAACAAAACAAAACAAGTAATTATTTAACGTATAGATAATCAGTTTAATTAAATAAAATTATTATGTCAAAAATTAAAGATGAACAGCTTGAAAAACTACAAGAGCTAGTTAACAATTTAAATCAAATCCAATCGCAATTAGGAAGTATTGAGCTTCAGAAACACGGTTTATTACATCAATCATTTGAATTGCAGGATGGATTGAAAGAGTTCCAAGATGAGCTTGAAAAAGAATACGGCAAAGTATCTATCAATATTCAAGACGGAACTTATGAAGAAATAACCGAAGAAGATGAATCTGATAAGAAAGATTAGTATCGGTAGAGACTATAAAAACGAAGCTATGCATTACTCCGTAGGTCAAGAGGTCTACGGAGGGCATACTATTTGTGATATAGTTGAAGCTGATGATAAATATAGTATATATATTAAAAAACATAACGACGTACTGCCTTGGAAAGATTTTAATAAAAACATGGCAGTAGCAGTAGAATACAACCTAGAATATTAATGCGAAGTATATTTAATTTTATTATAGCCCCAAAAGAAAATAGATACAATAATAAAAAATCTGTAGGCGATAAAGAATTAATATTAAATACCGAAATATCTGATCATAAGTATGTAAGCAGAAATGGTGTTGTTATTGAAACACCACTTGAAGTAAAAACAGATATTAAAAAAGGCGATGAAGTTATATTACATCATAATGTTTTTAGAAGATGGTATGATGTTCGCGGTAAAGAAAAAAACTCGTCTAGCTTTTTATCAGAAGATAAGTACTTTGTAGATGCAGATCAAATATTTCTTTACAAAAGAAATAAACATTGGCAAGCGCCTAAAGGGTATTGTTTTGTAAAACCTATTCAATCAACAGATGAGTTTGATACTAACCCTGAAAGGCCATTAATAGGTATTATTAAGTTTGTTGACAAAGAGCTTCAGAAAAACGGTATTAAAAAAAATGATCTTGTAGGTTTTACGCCAAGCAGTGAATATGAATTTATTGTTGATGGTGAAAGAATGTATAGGGTGTTAACCAATTCAATTTCTATTAAATATGAATATCAAGGAGACGAAACAGAATATAATCCGAGCTGGCTACAAAGCGGTTGATGAGCTTATACATGTTGCAGAAGAAAAAATCATAACAAACACAGAAGATGATGTTTCTGCTGATAGGCTTAAGAATGCGGCGGCAACTAAAAAGCTTGCAATATTTGATGCGTTTGAGATTCTAAATAGAATAGAAGAAGAAAAAGCAATACTGTTAAATAAACCTAAAGAAGAAAAAAAAGAAGCGTTTAGCGGTTTTGCAGAAAAAAGATCAAGGTAATGTACGAGCAAACTTTATTTGAGGTTATTGAACCGATTAAAATAAACACGCTCAAACGTCACAACAAAGCGCGTAGATGGAAATATGGCTATGATAAAGAAAATGATATTGTGGTTATTAGTAAGACAGGGCAAATTGGCGATGTGTATAGCATACAAAATTTAAAGATTGCGCTGCCTCCTATGCCTGCAAAGATTACTAAGGAAAAAAACAAATGGTTTAAGCGTGAATACCCTAAAGAGTTAAATAGAATAAAAACAATCTTTGATTGGAAAAATTATCCTGAAGAATTCAAAGATCAATGGGAACCATATATAGATGAAGAGTTTAAAAGACGTGATGAAGGTTATTGGTTCTATAACAAGGACAAGCCTACTTATATTACTGGCACTCATTACATGTACTTGCAGTGGAGTAAGATTGACGTTGGGGCCCCTGAATTTAGAGAAGCAAACAGATTATTCTTTATATTTTGGGAAGCATGTAAAGCCGATCCCCGGTGTTATGGAATGTGCTATCTCAAAAACAGACGCTCTGGCTTTTCATTCATGGCATCATCAGAAGCTGTTAACATGGCAACAATATCATCCGATTCACGGTTTGGCATACTGTCCAAATCTGGGGCTGACGCTAAGAAAATGTTCACAGATAAAGTTGTTCCAATATCCGTTAACTACCCGTTCTTTTTTAAACCAATACAAGACGGTATGGATCGCCCCAAAACCGAGCTCGCATATAGAGTACCCGCCTCAAAACTCACGCGTAAATCTATACAGTCAGGGCAGACGCGGGAAGAGCTACAAGGGCTCGACACAACAATCGACTGGAAGAACACGGGTGACAACTCCTATGACGGTGAGAAGCTCAAGCTCCTCGTACACGACGAATCGGGCAAATGGGAACGGCCGGACAACATCCTCAACAACTGGCGAGTCACGAAGACAACGCTAAGGTTAGGTAGCAGAGTTATTGGAAAATGTATGATGGGGTCTACAAGCAATGCTTTAGACAAAGGTGGCGAAAACTTTAAAAAACTATACTATGATTCGGACGTTACAAAGCGAAACGCCAATGGACAGACTCGCTCAGGATTATATTCTTTGTTCATACCTATGGAATGGAACTACGAAGGATTCATTGATTCTTTTGGAAACCCTGTCTTTGATACGCCGAAAAAACCGATTGAAGGCCCGTATGGAGAC